CGCAGCGAGCCAATAGAGTACAAGATACTACTTGGGAATTCGGCAAGGCGCATCAGCCAGAACTCCGTCACAATGTTAGGATCGGGTATGAACCACAATCCCTGAAGACGTTCGGTGTTTGTATCAGCAATCGTATTAAGCATCGCCTCAATCTTTGTGATATCGGCATCAAGTAAATGGGAGAACTGGCAATTAAATGAACGACGCTTTCCGCGAAAACGATCACGTATAATACCGTAAGCGGTTTGCTCTGTAGACATATCNATTATGAAGTCACGCGAATGACTTTGGTCAAAAGTCTTCGACAATTCCATGTACTCGCCGATAAACACATTCCTTATTTGAATATATCCATCAGTGTTGCCGGTATTCACAACCACTAAACGGGCATAGCGATATGATTGTGAAGCAAAGAACTGAATAATCTTTTCGTTGTTATATGTGATACTTTGTGAGAAGGAAGGCGCTCCCCATGAATCTGTGGCATTGGCCTCGAGCGTAACCGTGGCAGAAGCAGATAGGTTATGATCGTGGATAGTGACGCTATCAAATGTTTGAGCAGAGCCAAAATCAAACACAAGAGTCGCGCTTGTGGTGGTTGATCGGTAAAATGTATCACGGTCATAGTCGTGAAGCTTATTCACAGACCAACGATTGATGCCTTTAAAATACCATATATCCCCAGCAACAAAGTCATCCCCACTACCGGAAGCGAATTGAATATTCACACCATTGCTCAATACTGTAGTGGTGGATGATGTCGTGACTCCCGTAGCTTCCCAAGACCCTGTTGCGGTGGCGCTTGTCTTCCATCGATACGTAGATTGGGTGACTTCGGCACCTCCGGAAACATCATCAATCTCAACGGTATACTCAAGATCGGTTTGCCCAGTAAAGACACCGGACGATGTGAGCACGGCAGATCCAGTACCATCTTTCAGCGAACTTGTGACATACCCAGTCTTAATCGTATCGGCAGTGATAGTAGCCGAATCAACAAGATTGTTATATAGAAACCGAGCGTTAGCTATAGTCATGAGAACGAAATCCTATCTCTCTTCGCCAGAGCTGTTTCAATATAGTCAACCAACTCACCCTCGGAGATTACAGACCCAGCAACATTAACAGTTATCCCACCACCAGAGACACCGAGCTTGCCATCCTTGCCTCGCTTCAGAGGCATAACGGCTTCGCCGGGGTCGTTACCTTCACCGATCATGGCCATTGTCGGCCCCGTCACAACACCACCTTTTGCAAAGCCGGGGATGTTGGGGGCGCAATCACCCAACACATCTTTCATATCAAATGCCCCGATGATGTCCTGAAACGAATTGCCGATTTTAGCAGCAGGGTTAAACGAGAAGTCATCCGGTGATGTGATGTCTCGAGATAATTGCATTAACGGAGCACGAAGCATCTCAACAGAAGCTTGCCACAATTCATCAACAATCTTTCTAGGATTGGATAGCGTGTCAACGCAGTCTTGAGGATTCGGTAGGATGCCAAGCGGGTCACTGGGCAGGATGTCCCCAATAGTTCCAAGNGGCCCTCCGCTAGTCACGACATAGCCATGGTCGCTTTGCCATTCTCCAATAGCTCTCATCCGTTCAGTCATTGGCAACGAGTACAGATAGGACGCATCCGGCCCAGCACTTGGCCCAGCTCNAGGATGGCCATCATCAGGACTGTGGCCTGACCAGAAGCCACCATCAGCAAAACCATATGAATTCAACAACTCATTTTTCGCTAAAGCCAAACCACCATTAGCATACGCTTTTAGGCTGTAACGTTTGTCCAATGCTTTGTTGGCTCGTTTCTTTTTTGCACAACTCGCACAAGGTCTGCCGCCTCCAGAACATGATCCCCCACAATCGCCACCAGAAGATGCGTTCAACGACGCTTTCATAGCTTCAGGGAATAATGAAATACCAGCAAGGTTCTTGTTTCGCTTCGGAGCCAAGCCACCATTGGCGTAGCCAAAAGCTGAAGCGATGCCGGGAGCTAGTATCTTAGATGCCAGCCCAGACATCCCAGCGGTCACAGCGTGCTCTCCAGCGGCCATTGCTCCTGTTGCGATACCAGTGAACTGGTCGCCACCTTCGAGCCAGCCTTCAATAAAAGCAATTGCGCTGGAGATAAGCAGACCATTCGCCAAGCTCTCTGCTTTGCCTTCAGCATCAATGCCACCAGTAATCCCACCATCAGCATACTTGGCTTTGCTGGCGTTCAAGCGTTCTAGCAGTGGCAGGTTTTTACGTGTAGATTCCGCGTTGACAATATACTCACCACGCGATACAAGAACACCGGGGCGAGCCATCACATCATCCGATCGTGGTCCTGTGCCTTTATTGACCCTCCCGGTCATACCCATGGCATTGTAATAACCACCATCAGCGAACTTGACTTGGTCAACTAGTCTTGACGCCGCTAGTCCAGCCACTACTGACCCGGCGAACTTACCAACAGCGGCAAGTGCGCCAGACCACCCACCAACAGCTTGGCCTTCAGCAACAGCCATACCACCACCAAGCCCCAAACTGGACGCAGCAGCGGCGACCAAATCTTTTACCATCGCTTTAGTGGCAGTTTGTATATTCGCCGCCGCGCTATTTTTAATCGACGTTCCTAATGCGTCCCAAACACCCTTTTGGACATTCCCACCTTTAACAACGGCGGTCGCGAACGCTTCAGAAGAACTTGTCATAAGGTCGTTGATCTGCTGCTCTCGTTTTAACCGCTCATTCTTTAGTACATTTGCGCGGTCAGTCATCACCTTTTCTTTTTGACTTTGCTCATCGGCGGTCTGAATAAAATCTTCAAGCTGCTTATCGTTGAAATGAACAGACGTGATAAATGATTTATTGCTCATGTCTTCGTGGTTCCTCGACATGTCGCCACGAATCTTTTTTATCTCTGAAGCAGTAAACCTTGTTATAGTTTCCTCATCAACTCCAGCAGCACGAGCTTTCGTGATTCGGAGATTCATTTGTGTTACGGCATACTGGTATTTGTTTTGTTCATTTTTATTAGTGTCTTTGGCGAGGCTATCAGATATCTTTTTTCGATCTTTAGCAGCCTTCTCTTCTGCTTTAATCTCCTCTTTAGTTTTCTTTCTTGTTCCGCCAACGCTTTGGCTGTTGGCTTTTTGTTCGTCAAGCAATCCTTTTTCAAGGCGTGCTCTATGGGCATCGGCAATAGATTTATTAGCCCCTTGCATCCCGGCCACCATGTCACCAGCAACTTGGTCAATAGTATTTCCGGCGGCGGCTGAAGACTCTGCTATTTTGGCGAAGCCGTCAGCAGTCTCTTTGGCTGTATCCACAGCTCCTTTGCGCAGGCTGGTGATGCTATCCTTAAATTCGTTAGTCTTTTCAGCGGCGGCACGAAAACCTTCTCCAGCAATACCAGGGAGATTCCCAAGTACACCTAACAATGCCCCCATCCCGGTGACAAGAAGCTCAACAGCGCCAAGAGCGGTCACGGCCAAGGCATCGAATATAAGCTTTCCAAGCTGGAAAACGTATTGTCCGGCATCAACAAAACCAAGCATTACCTTGGTTCCAAGAGCAAAGGCATTAATCAGAATCTCCATCGCTGGCATAAGGAAGTCTGTTATCGCCGATGAGTCATCAGACAGCCCCCCGAATACTTCCTGCGCGGCTTGGACGAGAGGCAACATGGCGTCAGCAATCGTCCCACCAATGACTTCCTTTAGATCACCAATTGTGTTCGACAACTGATCTGACGCGCCAGCGAATGTCCCAGACATTGCTTCAGCCGCTCCGCCAAACTGTTTTTCCAACTCTTCTAGGATCAACCCTTGGGCACCAGCCATGTCCCCCGTCTGTTGCAGGGTTTTGATGGTATTCTTTTGGTCTTCAGTGAAAGTTATCCCTGCGCGGTTGAGAGTGGTTAATCCCGTGGCAGGATCATTAAGGGCTTTCCCGAGCTGGAGCGCTGAAGATTTAAGATCAGTGCCAAGCACTGTTGACATATCGAGTGCGGCTTTGGTTGCGCGATTAAACTCGTCGCCTTTTACTTCTCTAAAAGTAGAGAGCACTGCTTGCATGCCGATGATGGTCTCATCACCGAAAGTAGTTATCTGCTGGAGTGCAGCTGCATTCCTTTTTAATTGCTCGGAAGTAAACCCAGCGGCAGCGCCAGTAGCTTTAACAACCGCTTCTAGCTTCGTCTCATTAGCAATTTGGATGTTGTAAAGTTTGACAGACTCTGCTGCGAGCTGGGACATCTTGACAACAGCGGCACCAATAGCAACCACACCAACAGCGATGCCGGCTTTGATTGCGGGACCAAGGTTTTTAGTTTTTGCCGCTGCCTTATCACCCTCATCACCAATGTCTTTTAATCCAGTCTTTACATCCTTCAGGTCTTTTTGAAGGCCCTTCATGTCGGCTTGGATCTTGACTACAGCTTCTTCAATGACAACAGCCATTATCTATTCCTTGGTAGCAGCACTCGCTGTTTCTTTAAAGCCCCGCTAACATCCGTGTTTTTTCGGGGCTTATCGCGCTTCTTACTGTTTCCAGAAAGTAACGTTTCAACATTGCTTATCTCATCGAGCAGAATCATCAACTGCCCAAAAGTAAGACTTTCAATCTCTCGGAGAGTGTAACCGTATACACGACTTACAGTGGCTATTGCGGTAGACCACTCTAACGTTACCCCTCCGCTGACACGTTTCCCTCTTCTTTATCCTTTTCACTAGACGCCGTGTTAATGGCCTGCAAATCTTCAAAAGAAAGAGAGTCCATAAAATCATCAAACGCTTTGAAGCCATGCTCTTTAGAACGCTTCACAGATTGCCAAAGAAGAAAAGCTGAGCCCTCAATAGTCGTTAGGTATTCAAACACATCACTATCAGTAACGGGGCGTCCGTATTCGGTGACGAGGTCTGTGCGCTCTGATGCGTCTTCTACACTGTTCTTTAGATCGTTGAGGTAGGTTCGTCGCTGGGTTTTTACCCGCTCCGTAACTGCTTTAAAATCTCCGAGCGTCATAGGGCGCATAGGATATTCTTTACCGTGTATTGTGATGATCATGCCATCACCCAAAAGGCCTCCAGTGAGGTCGCTCATTTCAATCTCTCCATGACGAGTGTTGAACGCATTATAGTATCGAGCTTCAGTTCATCACGGTCTGTGATTAGCTCTAAATCCCCTTTAAACATCAAAACATTTTCGTCCTTCACAATCTTGTAAAGCGACACGGTGGCAGTAGATACATCATCCAATAACCACCACCGTTCCGTCTTGCATTGCCACGATGCTACGGTGACAAGCGCGTACAGTCCTGACTTACGCTCTTTTGTCTTAACCACAATTTCCCAGTCAAGGCAACCGCCAATGCTACTGCCGTAGCGAGAAACAAAGACGCCAAAATCACCATTCATCCAACTATGCTGTCGGGACAGAAAGACGTCCTGTACCCTGAAGTGTGTATGAGTAAGTCACAGCACCATCAAAAGCAGTGGACGCCGATACTCCGGTGAGGATAGCTGCACCACCCCATACTTGAGTTTCTGTTTTGCTTTCCCCTAGACCAAGATAAATCTCAGAACCAATAGAAAGTGGAGCGCCGTCTTTATCACCGTCAAACGAACCAGACCATCGAGTGATTGTCGGGATATATTCAGCAACCCCATCACTTTGGAAGTCTGTTACTTCAACAGTGTCTGCAGTGTAGTCAATGCTCCAATTCTTCATGCCGTCAGTTTCAGCCAAAGCATATACAGCATCAATATCGAAAGTCCCATCGGCAAGATCAGCACTTTGATACAGGCCTACAGAGATGAGAGTTGTCAAGCTCGCTGGGGTAGCAAATCGGACAACACAAAACCGCCATTCATTGGCGGTTAGCGCGGGGACACTTAGAGTTTCAACCGGTGAAGCGCAAGCCACTGTATCATCCAATTGAACCTCAAGATCACCATCAACCGTGTTGACGCTCGAACGAATCCAGAAACCAAGCGCGTCATACGTCGATAGGTCTTTGGAAATAACCTCACTCATCAACAGGGTCGCCGCCCCTACTGTTGTAGTGGTAGCGCGAGCAGCATTACCACTGACCCCTGCTACGGTGCTGATAGCAACACCAGCCACTGGGTCGGATTCGTTCCAAGTATCTTCACAATCTTCAACAAGAAGATTGGCCGCATATACGCGACCATTCTTTCCAGAAAGAGCAGCCATTGATTAGTCTCCTTACGCCGAGGCGACGGTCAGAGCGCCAGTGCCTTGGAAGGTATACGAGTAGGTTACAGCACCATCAAAAGCAGTGGACGAGCTAACTCCTGTCACAATAGCCTGACCATTCCACGCCTGATTAGCAGTGTCGGACTCTTTGAGAACAAGAGCAACCTCAGTCCCTAATCCTTGCGGAGCACCGTCTTTATCGCCGTCAAACGAACCAGACCATCGAGTGATTGTCGGAATATATTCGGCGACACCAGCTGACTGGTAATCGGTTACTTCAACAGTGTCTGCGGTATAATCCAACGACCAGTTTTTGATTCCGTCAACCTCGGTCCCACCGATAGTCACGGCTCCGTTTTTGCCCG